TATTTTATAATAGTAGTTAAAGAATGAATAAAATAAATTATCAAGAGAAGTTTGTTGTTTGGTAATTTTTAACTCTTACCGTAATATCTTTTGCAGGAAAACGAACTTGGTAAATTTGATTTGGTTCTGCAAAGATTGTATTGTCAACTAAAGAAATTTTCTTTGTTGCGGCGTTTTCATATGGCATTGATGTTTGTGCTGAACTGTATTGACCACCAACTTTATTAAATACTGAAATATCAGTTACACTTAACACACCATTTTCAGCTTGTAAAATTCTGTTTAATTCAGATAAGACAATGTTCTCACCCAAACCTCTTACAGTAGGACTAAAGAATGTTGTCACCCTATCAATAACATTTGATATAACAACACCCTGATTTTGTGCCGCATCCAACACTATTGATATGTCTAAACCTAAATCAATAACTTCAGCACTTCCAATAGCAACATAGTCATTAATCATTCTATAATTTGACAAATATTCTGCCAAATTTTTCTTCATGGTTTGTGAAACTTCAGATGTTAAATTACCTGTAGCGTCATAAGACAAAACATTAATATTGATTTTATTATTATTTTCAGTTATTGAAACTTTAGCAGGAGCACCAAACTGACCTGGCATGTTTCTAATTATGGCTTCATAATCATTTATTGTTACCGCTCTGTTTTGAGCCGCAAAGTTAAATGTTACATAATTTCTAACTTCTTCTGTTGAAGGATATCCCGCACCACCAATGGCAGCCGTTACGTTATTACACGCCAAAGAATTAATTACTGAATTGTTTAAAATATCTGATGGACCATTAACAAAGAAATCCACTGAACCAATTTGATTAATAACATTAACCCCCAAGTTGGTACCTTGACCACCACCAATTCTGTATTGAATAAACATTGTTGTGTTTGCTTGTGGCGCATTACCCAAAGACATTGAGTTGTTTTGATATCTCTGAATCTTTAATGGTACGTTAAGTGCCGTAAACTCTCTAAGTTGGTCTTCAGCAGTATTGGTACCACCACCAAAAGTTAATTTAATAAAACCTTCAGGTGTGTACTCGGTAATAAATCTATCTTGAGTTTGAATATACCTTCCAACTTTAATTCCAGGGTCATCAGATGGTTTTGTTGGGTCTTCAATAAACACCCTATCTTCAGCAAGAGCCGATACTTCATACCATCTACCTTGAACTCCTAAAAATTCTTGTGCCGTAGGTACGTTTGAATATGCTGTTCCATCTCTTTGAATTATTGATGTAACACCTAATACGTTTTTTTCAGGTAAGAAAAATTCAAAGAATGGTCTAACATCATTTGGAGTTATAACTCTTTTGAATACCTTTGTAATACCATTAACAACAGTTTCTCTTTTTGTAATAGTATAATTTAATAAGTTATTGTTTGCATCAAAATTTGGTATTTTCAATCTATTTGGAAAACCATCTTCATTAAATGGTGATGCAAAATTTATATCATAAATTGTTTCAAATACCTGACCTGAACCTTGAACTTGACTACCTCTTCTTAGTGTACCCAAATATCTTTCATCTTCTTTATCACCAAAAGCAGGTACGGTAATTGAAAAATCAACCAAGGCCACAGATGGTCTTTGACCAGGAATTTTTAATCCGTAAGTTCTTGCTATATTATAAATTGATGAACGTTGTTGTGCATATTGAAGAACTGTTTCTTGAATACTTCTATCAATATGATAATGTAAGTTGTCGGCTACGGCTGCGTTTAAATCTAAAAATACAGAAAAAACTGATGCATCATTGAAGTTATCAATTAATTCAGGATAATAAGTTCTTGTATAATTAATAAGTTCCTGACGAATTGCTTGGAAATCCCTTACAGTATATGATATTCTTCTTTGAGCCATTTATGTTAAATATTTAGTATTATAAAATCTTTAGTATTAAAGACATCATTAGTTATAGAATAATCAATTCTTACAGTGGCTGTATACTCCGTCACATCTTGATTCGTCATTTGTAATTCAGGATTAACAACATTTCCCGCAGTTGTTACTGTCGCACCAGCCGCCTCTCCAGTTGGTGCTGTAATAGATATATTTGTTAATTGTAACTGAGGCATGAATTTTTCAACAGAATCTCTAATCTCAGATTCAATATTTTTAAATGTTGGACCATCCAATGGTTCAAAAATGTATTCCAATAATGCGGTTCCAAAATCAGGTAAAAAATATCTAGTACCTTTTCTTGTTAATAACAAGTGAATCAAATTACTCCTGATTTCTTCAGCAGGGTAATCTGAAAGGTCCAAATACTTACCATTATACGATTCTACAAAGGGAAACGTTAATCCATATGTTTTACCATCAGCCATTGTCTATAAATATAGTTGTATTCCCTTTTTTGTGAGTAGGAAAATACGGACAATGACGACAACCATTTCCACAACAGTAACCACGACTTAAATGAAATTCTTTTGTGAAGACATATTTTCCATGTTCAATATAAAAAGAAGAAGGGGGAAGTTGTTCACTTCCCCCCTCCGTAGATGTTTTTATATCTTTCTTATTTAATTTCACAAGCTCCACCAGCACATGCCAACTCACCACTCAAATCTGTGTTGTCTTGTAATTCAACAACTCTTGATAGGTCAATTGACTGTAATTTAGAGAATAATCTTTCATATTCTTCTTCAGTACAATCCTCAAATGGTGCTTGAATATAACTTCCACCATCATAAGGTAATACTGATAGACCATTGTAAAAGTCTCTGTTTTCCCACATCCACTCACCAGCCAATTCCCAATCTTCAGGTTTCAAACTGATTGTTGCAGATACGTTGTGAGTATTTGAACCTGTTCTGTGTCCAGGTCTAACCCATTCTTGTGTGATTTTCTTAACACGGTCCAACAATTGGAATGGTGATTCTGTTCTCAAGATTGCTCCAATAGGTGCTTTTTGTGGAACAGAAATAACTGCCGTGTCGTGTGGACGGAAGAATTCATCTTCAACCAACTCAGGGTGATACATCGCCAAGTATTGGTAGATTGCTTCGTTTTTACCTACACGGACTCTACGGATGTAATAATCGTTGTGCCATGCGTGGATACCTGAAGACGTTCCCAATGTAAGAGATGTAGTCCCTGCAGGTTTTACAGTAGTTGTACGAGCCGACTTGTTAACACCAATCAACTCAGCAACTCTTGCGTTTTCTTCTTTTACAAGTTTAGCAGCTTCTTTCATGTTGTAACCCAACACAACACCTGAACCGATACCTGTCATAGATACACCAATCAACGCTTCTTTTTCAGTTGTGCGTTTCCAAATATCTCTCAAGTAATGGAAATCAGTGTAACCCGCTTGAAGTGTTCCGATGAATGCCGCAGCTTTAACACGGTTGTTCAAATCTTCTTGTGATTCAATGTCAGAAACATTTACCTCACACAAGTTACAGAATTGGTTTGGTCTCAAAGCGATTTCACAACATGGATTAGTTCCCCAATCTTTGTCGTTTGTAAAGTAGATACCAGGTTCACCTGCTCCTGATGCTTCAACACGTTTCCACAAATCCATAAAGAATTCTTTTGTGATTTTGTGTCTAACCAAAGCCGCTGAATTGTTTGCCCTACCTCTTTGTGGATTTGTTTCCCACCAAGCTCCTGACTTACAAGCAATCATCTCGTTGTCATCAGCACTGAATAAAGAAATCAAAGCCGCTCTGCGAATACCACCAGCAAGAACTGCGTCTGCAATGTGACATATCATATCGTGAACTTCTATTGAAGATAATTTTTGACCATCTTCTTTAGCGTCCAACATACCTTTTAATTTGTGAATACAATCTTTCAAAGGTTGAGGACCTGGTGCTTTACCACCTGATGTTACAAGTTGAGCCCCTTTTGGTCTAACGTCAGAAAAATCAAAATCCGGTGTTGACAAATGTTCACCAAAGTAAGATTTCATCAATACTTTAATTGCGTCAGCCCAACCTTCAATAGAATCACCAACCAAGAATCTTCTTGTTCTATTTGGGTTTGGTTTTCTAATCTCAGGTAATTTTTCTACGTGATGTTTTTGAACTGAGTAACCTACTCCAGTTCCACCTAACAACAAGAACATTGTTTCTGAAAATGCGTCCAAGTGGTCAATAGGAAGGTAAGCACAATTGTAGATTCTGTTTGGAGAAATCTCAATTGGTTTACCACCAAATTGCATTGACCTCATTGAGGGTAATACTTTTTTATCATACACATATTGATATACATCCACAATTTCACCAGCGATTTGTGGGTATTTCTTAATGTGCATATTCATGTTTCTTGTTACAAGCTCTTCCCAAGTCTCTCTTCTTTCCAACTCAGGAATAAATTTTGAATACTTCATGTGAACCGTTAGGTCCGACAAAATCTTTTGTGATGCGTCCATTTTATTTAAAATACTATTTTTTTTTATTAATTAAAGTTATTTGGTTGTACTCGTTCTTTTCTTTTTTCCATAAGTTCTTTGATTCTATCTCTGTTCTTTTCTTCTTTCTTTTCTTCAAATCCTAAGAAGGTAACAGAACTTTCAGTATCAATCTCCAACAATTCGTTGTTGAACTTACAGTTTTCAAAGATAACCCCATCTTTACCCACACGAGACTTGGTAATTGCGATGGTTGCCAAATTCATTTCTTTTTGTTGTAAAGTTTTAGCCACGGAAATGATAACGTGTCCAACTTGTGCCTTTTTAATAGAACCACCCATTTGGTCGGTGGTAACAACCTCAGAAGATATAGAGCTTCTGTTACCCTGTGTTGCGGTCCATCCCACTACGCCAAGTTCATGACACATAGCTTCGTAACCTCTCATAACGGAACCTTCACTTTTCCATTCATCTCCCATATTCCTATCAGGTACAATACAATCAATATAATCTAAAACAATCATATCAATCTTATGTCCATCAGCAACCATCTTTCTAATCATGTTCTTGATTTGAGTCATTGTAAATTGGTCTGAAGGTAGTTTTTTCAAGAACAATTTGTTGGTCATTTCTTCTTTGACCTGACGTGCTTTTTCAAGAACTTCTTCACGGTGTAATGGGAGTTCATCAGGTGGTATACCTGTCCACATTGTGAAGTGTTTACGTTGGATTACTTTTGGATTGTCCTCAAAGAATAACTGAAGAACATTGTAACCATTATTAAATGCTGAGTTAGCAATTTTTGAAAGGACTGTAGTTTTTCCCACACCAGTTGGTGCCAAGATTACACCCAATTCACCCTTTGCCAATCCACCTTTTAATAACTTGTCAATACCTGTAATTCCCATTGGAATTGGATGACGGAAATCTTCGTTCAAAACATCTTCCAAGTTTTGGAAAACATCTTCAATCTTGTTTCCATTTTCTCCTACTTGAAGAGCACTTCTTACGAGTTCTTCAAGTTTGTCATAGTTTTCAAATTCTCCACTATCAAGTATTTTCTGTGATTTGGTGATAGCCTTTTGAAGTTCTTGTTGTTTACAAAACTTCAATGATTTTTCTTGTACAAACGATGCTCCTTCAGTAGACGCGGTTTGTATCTGTTTGATAGTGTCGTTTAGAATTTTCAACATCAACTCTTGTGGAAACTCACTTTTCACCATTTGTGAAAGTGTTTCGTATGATGGAGTACAATCGTATTTTACATAGTACTCTTTCACCAATTGGAGAAGTGTTTTGAAATATTTGTTTTCAAAGTGTGAGGGTTCAATTACATCAATGATAGAATGTGAGAAGTCCTTATCTAAGATAATCTGATTTAATAATTGTAGTTGAAACGTGTTACCTAGATACTCAAAATTCTTGTTTGACATAATTAAAATTTCCTTGTTAGTTTTGATAAATACTATTAGATTAAGCTATAATTCATATAACTTGTAACAAATTTTTCGTCTGAAAAAATGTCAGTTAAGTCCTTCAATACACTTTTTACTTGCTGGCGTATGTCTACGGTGTATCTTATTTTAGGTGGGAACAATTTAGCGTCCAAAATTCTATGACAAATTGTCTGTTCTCCTACCTTTATTAAAAAGTTAAATGTTTCTGAACCCTCAGTATTTGACGTTTGCAAGATACTTGGGTTCTCCAAAATTTCGTCTTTGTTCTCCAAAAGGTATACAACCGAACGCATCTTTTGGCCGTACTCAAACCCGTCTACAAAGTCTTTTAAATACTGATACAATTCCATAGAACTGCGAGCTTGTGGATTGTAATCTCTTACGTTAAAGTAACGTTGGATTACGATGTTGTTGTTCAAGGTAATCAAGAACTCCATTTTAATTACATCTGTTTCTTTCATAATTTTTTTATTTTTCTATTTGTTGTTTGTGTTGTCTTTTTTCTTTTCTTGTCAATTTCATCAAAGGTCGTATAAATTTTATAAATTCATCATCACTCTTACCGAGATATTTGAAGAATCCATCTTCTGTCATCATACGAATTAGATTTTTGTAACCCCTACCTTCAGGGTCTAAAGTGTCGGCATAATATTGTTCAACAAGTAACCTACCTTCATCAGAAATAAGCGGATTTTGTAAATCCACGATTTTTTTGTTTGTTTGGTAGAATGATTCTCCGAATTCTCCGTCTTTTGTTTTTCCACTTACAATATTTTTTAAAGTTGTATTTTTCTTGTCTTGTTCTAAAAGTTCTTCAGCCTTTGTTAAAATATGGTTAAAAGTTACCATAGAATCAAGTATCTCAGGAAAGTATTTCACAATGGTCTTTTCACCCAACCTTAATATACCACTAATGTTATCTGATTTATCACCAGTTAATATCTTAAGAGTCAATACGTTATAGTGTGGAAATTCAGTATCACCAAATTTAACTTTATCACCATTTTTAAATGTGACTTTGGAAATTGGTGAGTAGATTGATGTATGTTTATCAATCAGTTGGAAGTAATCTTTATCAGCCGATAATATTGTTTTTGATTCTTCTTTTGCAATCTGACAATAGTAGGCTATTAAATCATCCGCCTCACATTCAGTTGCTCTTACCTGACGAACGAAACATTCTTCAAGGTATTCTTTTACTCTTTCTTTTTGGATATGGTATGACTCAAGCTTAAACTCGTTCATACTCTGTCTACGGTTTAACTTGTAGTTAGGATATAATTTACGTCTAACGGCAGAGTTGTCGTCACCGTCCCAAAAGACAATAATTTTGTCGTAGTTGTGTTCATCAATTTGTT